TGAAAGGTTTTTAGAAGGATTAGATAAGGACTTCTTAAGAAGAACGGCTATAGATATGGCTTATTTTAACGGTTTCTATTGGCAGTCTAAATTCGAAAGAAGCGGTAACGTAGCTTATTTAAGAAATGTAGATTTTTCTTACGTTAGAAGCGGTAAAATGAACGAGAACGGAGAAGTAGACAAGTATTATTTTTCGCCAGATTGGAAATTCGCTACTAAAAGAAATTCTTTTAAACCGGAGGATGAAATTTACAAGCCTAAACCTATCGCTTCTTGGCAATCTTCGGATAGAATGTTAGTTAGAGAAAGAGGAGAATTAGTTAACGGAATGTGTTACTCTCCGGGTAAATTATTTTATGCCGAGCCTTCTTACTTAGGTGCTTTAAATTACATCGAGATATCTAATCAGATAGCTGAATTTCATAAGAACAATTTAGATAACGGAATGGTAGGTTCGATGCATATTCATTTATTCGAGGATTTATCAGACGGAGAAAAGAGAAGAAAGGTAGAAAAGTCTATTAATAATAAGTTTAGCGGTTCGGAAAACGCAGGGAAAGTAGTAGTAACTTGGTCTACTAATCCGGATATGAAAACTATGGTAGAATCTATCCCGGTAAACGACTCTCACGAGATGTTCACTCTACTTAACGGTAAGGTATCTGAAGAGATTATAATGTCGCATCGTACTCCTATGGCTTTAGCAGGTATTAAAGTAGCTACTGGTTTACAATCGGAGGAGAGTTTAACTCGTGCTAATATGGAGTATTATCAGAATACGGTAATTAGACCTTCTCAAGTAGTTATAGAAGAGAATTTAGATAAAGTATTAGAACGTAACGGTATCAACGTTAAATCTAAGATTAAACCTCTTAAGCCTATTGATATTTTAGGTTCTGAGGAGTTAATGAGTAGAGTAATGACTATTAACGAGATTAGGACAAGTGTTTTAGGTATCGAGGCTTTAGAAGAAGGAGGAGACGAATTTTTAAACGATAATAATAACGAGTTAGATTAATGGCTTTAGATTTAGGTATATTTTTAGAAGGCGCTCAGAGTACTTTTAAGGTAAAGGTATCAGAGAACGACCAACAAGCTCAATACTTAATAGATAAGCTTGTAAGTTCAGACGGTTCGGTAACTATTACGGAGACTAACGACGGAGGGGTAGAAACTATTAATTTAACCGCTTCGGGTGGTGGTGGTATATCTTCTCCTTTAACTACTAAAGGCGATTTATTTACTTACGACACAGGTAATCAAAGATTAGGAGTAGGTACAGACGGTCAGGTTTTATTAGCTGACTCCGCAGAGGTTACTGGTTTAAGATGGGGTACTGTTTCTGCTGACAATATGGCTACTGCTGATTTAACCTTAACGGGTGATAGGAGTCACGATTTCAACGGTAACGATTTAATATTTCAGACAGGCCAGAATAATAGATTTAGAATTTGGAACGGAATAGGAAATATTAACAACGGTTTAGCTTTTTGGGATGCGGGGTCGGCTTATATGAATACGTCTTTTTATACTTGGAATTTATTAGCTAACAATGGAACAAGGTCAGCTGTTAGATTTCTATTTAACGGGGAAACCTCTTTCGGTTATGATGTTAGATTTAGTAGCTCAAGCGGAAACTATCCAGCAGCAAATACGAGAGTACACATTACGGGTGGAACAGCCACAAGTTCATCAACAGCTTTATTAGTAGAAAACAGCTCCGCAACTCAATTACTTAAAATTGATGATTCAGGAGGTTTTGCTTTGGGTAAAAATGCTAATTATGAACCTGACCCAAGTTGTGTAACTATTGGGCAAGACGCTAACACTAATAGAAGTGGTGGAGGTTCAGGTGCAGTAGCTATTGGAGATGCGGCTACAGCTATTGGTGTAGGTTCAGCAGGTAGCAATATTGCAATAGGTAAATCATCGAAATCTATTGGTGAGAACACAATAGCAATAGGTTTTCAAGCGGGTAACAGCGTTACTTCTGGAGGTAATTCTGCAATATTAATAGGTAATAATACAGCTACGGGTGTAACGACATTAGGAACAGAAACTATATTAATAGGTGACGGTGCAACGGGGACTACTATACAAGGTTTAGGTATAGGTACTGACGTAACGGTTAACGGTAATTTTGGTTTAGCTTTAGGTAGACAGACAACTGTAAATAACACTTCAGGAATAGCACTTGGTCATAGAGTTACATCTTCAGCAACAAGAGCGTATATTATAGGTAATGGAACAGGATACAGAACTAACTCAACAAATGATAGTTTTGAAGTTAACTTTAATGAAACAACTTCGACTTTTAGATTTGGAAAATCTGTTGACGGTTGGTTAAATTCTACGGGTAATTTTGCAATAGGTAGTTCAACGCCTAATTCTAAATTAGATGTAGCTGGAGATATAGCTATTACAGACGGGATGACAGCACCAAGTGCAACAGTAGGTAAGGCTAAGATATACGTAGATACAGCGGATGGAGATTTAAAAATAGTTTTCGGAGACGGAACAGTAAAAACAATAGTAACAGATAGTTAATTATGGCGATTAAAGTAAATAACACAGCAGAAAGCAAAGAAGGTTTAATTATTCCTTCAGGGTATTTAATAGGGTTTGATATGGTTATCCCAGATAACACTAAAGAGCTTCATTATTCTCCAAAGGTTTACATAAGCGAATTAGCAAGAACAGAAGGTAAGGCTCAAGTTTATCCTTCTTTTATTCAAGAACTTGCTTATGTTTATAAACCAACGGATGAGGAGTTTGCTAATCTAAATCCGGTAGCGGTTAATACTTTCTACCAAACTTATTTAGAGAGCTTATCAGAAGTTGGAACAGATACGGAAATTATTTTATAGTGAATAACGATAGGTTAAATATAGAGAAGGTTACTAGAGCTTCGTTTACTGTATTCGATGTACCTAAAAGGTATAGAGTTATGATAATCGAGGCTTTTACTTCTGATTTTTGGGATTACTATATTAAATCAGACGGGTTAACCTTTTTTAATACTAAGTGGTCTAACGAATTTCATCCAGTTTTTGTATGGCACGATTACGCTATGCAGAACAGAGAAAAGTTAAGAGGTTCTAAAGATTTAGAATCTTACGTAAGGGATACTAATTTAACCCTTAAAAAGCTAATGGAGATATATAATTTTAGTAACTTAAAGACTTGGGTTTATCCGATATTGGCAACCCTTGCATTTAAACTATTTAAACGATAAAAAATGACAGAACAAGACTTAAAAAACATCGAGGTAGTATTCGCAATCGCTAGAAAAGAATTAGCGTTAGACGAGACTCAGTTAGTAGAAATTATTAACCTTAAGAGAAAGGTTTTAGACGCATTAACTCCTAAAGAAGAAAACGAAAAACTTAAAGTAGAAAAGTAGACCTTTATAGAATTATGTTAGATTTAGATATCTTGTTTAAGTATATAGTAACTGGGGGAGGCGCTATAATTGCTTACTTCTTTAAAAGTATCCACAAGAGTTTTAAAGACCAAGAAGATAAAGTTGCTAATATGCAGAATGAGATATCTAAATTAGAAAACAAAGTAGAATTGATAGATAACAATAACTCTGCTCAAATAGAGAAGTTAGAGGACCTTAGTAAGATACAGTTCGATCAATTACATCAAGAGATAGGAGAGTTGAAAAGTTATGTTAACTCTATAAATAAGAATATTCAAGAATTAGTAAAAAGTATAATATGAGTTTAGCAGAGACAAAGATAATAACAGAGCAGGAGGTTAAGAATTGGACTGATATTAGTAATAACGTTCAGAGTAGTAGTTTAGCTTTTGCTATTACTATTAGCCAAGATTTATACGTAAGGACGGCTCTAGGAGAGAAGCTTTACGAAGAGTTAGTAGGTCAAGTAGCTACTGATACTTTAACGGCTTTAAATACTACTTTACTTAACGGTAACGATAGGCTTTTTAGAGGTATTAAGCCCGGTTTAGCTTGGTGGATTGCTTACGAGTCTTATACTTACTTACACTCTAAGATTAGCCCTACAGGAATACAATCTAAATCTACCGACCAAGCGGTTAGTATAGATTCTAGATCACTGGAAATCCGTAAGAATATGGCTAAGAAAAAAGCGGAGTATTATATCGACCAACTTATTTGCTACTTAAGAGATAACGAGACTGATTATCCTCTATTTAGAGATTCTGATTCTTGTTGTACTAACTTAGCTTTCGACGGTTACGGTAACTCAGGTATTATTACCGACGACGAGGACTATTTAGATTTTTATAGAAGAGATAACGACGGATTCAAACCTTTATAGAATATGGCGTTTGAGATAACTAATTCAGGGGGTTTTTTTAAGATAAAAAACACTATTACTAACGAGGTAAAAGCGATAGCTAAAAACGATATTAGATTTGTTTTAAGAAATGATTTATCTATCGTTAAAGGCGCAAACTTTAGATTTGCCGTTATAAGTAATGTAAGTGAGGTTACTACGCCTTCTGCTACTGATTTAAACGATTTATTAACTAAACTAAATAACTTAACATAATGGCTACGATAACGGTAGAAGGAGGACAATTAAAGATAGTTTATGGTAACGACATAGATACTATCCCTTTAGACGATGTGATAATGGAATCAAAAGGAGTTGATTCTGTAGTATTTAAGCAATGTACTGCGCCTGTAGTAGAATTAGAAAGGAGTACTATTACTGTTCCTACTTCTACTAGTGTAGAGAACTTGATAGACCAGATAGGAGTACTTATAGATGTTAATGATAGTGGTATAACTAACTTAACCTTTGTAGCTTCTAAAAGTGATTTACCATCTCCTATAGGAGGTGTTATAACTCTATTAGCAGAGCATACTTATTATTTCACTGCTGATGTGGATTTAGAGGGAGATAGACTTGTAGGAAGTCAAGACACTGTTATTCTTGGTGCATCTTCAGAAAATTGCTCTATAACTTCAACAGGTTTAGGGACTGGGGTAGCTTTATTTACTACTGAATGGACTACACCTATAAGACATATAACATTTAGAGACGTTGATACTTGTCTTGATATTAACGGAGTAACTAATGCTCCGGTAGCTTTAGATTGGACTGGTGTTAATTTTTTAAACATCCCTAATATTGGAGAGATTAGTACTTGTGATAACTGGATATATTCTAAAGGTGCTTTTTTAAACTCTAAAGGGTTTATTTTTAGCGGTACTGTAGGTACAATAGGTATTGATAACTCTATATTTGTAGGAGACGGTTCTGCTGGGGGTATTATAGAGCTTAGTTCTACTTTAAATGTTACACGAAGATTTAGAGTTATTTATTCTTCTATAGTTGCTTTTGGTGCTACTGTAGGTATTGACGCTAATGTAAGTGCTACAATTCCGACAGAAGGATATATTTTCGATACTGTTAACTTCTCTGGTGGGTCAACTTATCTTTCAGGTATAACGGAAACGGATAATAGAACTAGGATAGATAACTCTAGAGGAGTTAAAAACACAGCAGAGATAGGGAACTATTATATGCTTAATAATGCCACAGTAACGACTATAACTTCAGCAGGTGTACCAGTTAAGATAGAGGGTACGTCAACAGCTAACGCTATTAATCAGAAATTCAGCCATTCAGATAATAGGTTAACTTATACAGGAGGGTTAACGAGAAACTTCCAAGTATCAGCTACAGCTTCTTTTACTTCGGGGAATAATAGACTTATAGGATTATACGTAGCTAAGAATGGGGCTATTATAGCTGACTCTGAAATGTACGCGACGACTTCGGGTAGTGGTAGAGCTGAAGCTATACACGTTCAAACTATTTTTGAAATGGATGAAAACGACTACGTAGAACTTTGGATAGAAAACGACTCTAATGCTGATGACATTACGGTTGAATTTTTAAACTTTATTTGTAAATCTTTAGACTAATGACTATACTACAAGATTCAACTAACGACTTACTTTTTTATAAACAAAGTGCTTTAGAGTCACCTTATTTTTTAATTAGATTAGTTAATAAGATTACAGCTAAAGAATTTGTTTGTTTAGATCAATCTATGGTTGTTTGTCCGTTTATTCAATTAGAACTATTAGAAGTAGGGAAAGATGGATCTGAGGATCCTCTAAACGCTTCTATTAAGATAGATACTGGTTCTTATGATTTATATTTGTATGATCAATTAAGCTCTACAAATTTAGATTACACTTTAGCTAACTCTGAATTATTTAAGGGAGAAGCTTATGTATATTCTGATGAAGACCTTGATAGATCTTTTTTATAATTAGTAAATAACAATGAGTAGATAAATAAGTAAATTAGTAATATGAGTAAATTAAAAAGTATACTATCATCATTATTAACTGGAGCAATTAGTGCTATACCAGTTGTAGGGAATGTAGCTAAAGAGATTAAGGAGTCTAGGTCAGTTAGGCTACCTCATTCAAGTATAGGTAAAGTAGATTACGCTAAGATTGCAGGTTATTCTATTATGTTTATTATAATATTAGCCGTTATCTTCGGTAAGATTGATATAGAAACAGCTAAAGAGCTGATTAAGAAATTAAACCTATTTTCGTTTTTTTCATAGTGTTTTTGTTTTGGTTTGTTGATTAAAGAGGGTTCGCGCCCTCTTTTTTCACCTCTAAACTTTTTTCTTACTGTAAATGAGACAGTTATAAATTAATTTAAAAAAAAGTTAGTTAATAATTAGGAACTTATAAACAAGATTATATATCTTTGAGGAAACGAATAACAAATACGAATAATATGAAATCACAAGAATTAGCAAAGCAAGAAGTTTTAGAGTTAGAATTAGATTACGACCAAGTAATCGTAGACTTCGAGCAGTACGGTCAAGACAGACAAGAAT